TACAAATTTATTTGAAAGGAGGCCATCAATATGCCTAAAAATATTGAAACTAATTTTGGTGATTATTTTAATCTACCAAATCCTGGATTACGGTCTTATTTTGACATAGTCAGAACAGGACAACCAGAAGAGTATAGGACAACCTTTGCAAAAGGTAGCTCTTTAAACACTGTCCTTAACGATTGGAAGTCTACCTTGGACACGTTAGCTGACAAGTGGCCAACTTTAGTAGATTTCGAAAATGACCTTCGGGACAAGGTCGGACCAATGTCAATCATGAAACCCCTGTCTAAACGCATGGATGATATTGATCATTACTATCGTGACATCCTCCTGTCATCGGAACCCGTTTCTCCACAAGCACTGCGCGCCGTAGTGGCAGAATGTCGTAGTGCTAGAGGACTAAGAATTAGAGATCAGAAACGTACCATTGATCTAATGAAGAAGTCAACTAATTCTGGCTCCCCTTACTTCACTAAGCGAAGAACAGTCACCGACAAAACGTACCCTTGTAAGTGCGCCGATTATAGTCGACGTAATGAAGTTATGTTACTTCAGAATATACAAGGTCCTGAACACACAACATGGTATGGTGCTGCTGTTTTAGGTTGGAGAGGTCAAGAAGGAGGTCCCCATAAGTCTGATGTTAAACAACGTGTGGTTTGGATGTTTCCGTACGCTGTTAACATTAGAGAGTTGCAAGTCTACCAACCATTGATTGAAACTTTTCAGAAGTTCAATCTAGTTCCTGCCTGGGTTAGCATGGAAGCAGTCGATGCTAAGATCACAGCTATGTTTGATTCGAAGCACAAGGACGACTTGGTTATTTGCACAGACTTCAGTAAATTCGACCAGCATTTTAACGCCGACATGCAGGAGGCCGCCCGGTACATATTAGAGCGACTCCTCACTTTTAACGGTCCATCTCAAAGCTGGTTGAGAGACGTTTTCCCCATTAAGTACATGATTCCTCTCGCTTATGATTACGGTAAAATCCGCAGAGGTAGACACGGTATGGGAAGTGGTTCTGGCGGAACCAACGCAGATGAGACTTTAGCTCATAGAGCTCTCCAGTATGAGGCCGCTCTTAGCGTAAATCAACGCTTAAACCCAAATTCGCAGTGTCTGGGAGATGATGGAGTCCTGACATACCCTGGAATTACTGTGGAAGATGTAGTGCGATCGTATTCTGCTCATGGCCAAGAAATGAATGAGAGTAAGCAGTATGCGAGCAAACATGATTGCGTATACTTAAGAAGATGGCATCACACAGATTATCGTGTGAATGGTGTGTGCGTAGGCGTCTATTCAACCTATCGTGCTCTTGGTAGGCTGATGGAGCAAGAAAGGTACTATGACCCTGAGAAATGGTCAGCTAAGATGGTAGCTTTGCGACAGCTATCCATTATTGAGAATGTGAAATACCATCCTCTTTGTGCCGAGTTCGCAGAATTTTGTATGAAAAGGGATAAATACAGACTAGGACTGGACATCCCAGGCTTCTTAGATGATATTGACAGGATCGCTAATGAAGCTATCGACCTCATGCCTGATTTTCTTGGTTATACGAAGAGTATGACTAAAGACCAAACCGGTTTATCTAATTGGTGGATAGTTAAATATCTAAAATCAAAGAGATAAAGTCGAGATGGTGCTATAAACCATTGGCCTTTCGG